TGAAGGTGATTTTGCCAAGGACCAACATTCTTCGGACGATGAGCTTCACGATCTAAAATTGACAATTTCAAAAGCTCATCACGAGTAGGAAAATTAGAATGAACAATTTTATAATTAATCTTCCTCAAATACTTACAATCTTCTTCAAGCCACTTAGGTAAATTACGAAACAAATAATCAGGACCAACAATACGAGATGAAATAACAAACGAATGATTATAAAGATATTCAAGAAAATAGTAAGATATAGGATCAACACCAAGAGTGTCATATGCCAACCCAATCAATCGGGAGAGATTAAGATAAATAGGAGAATCTCTATACTTAGGAACACCCGCACGCCATTGATATTGAGGAAAAGGTCGATAAGGAACAACTTTAGCAATTGAAGGACAAATATGATGAAGATTAAAATTAGCTGATTCAATAAGGTGACGTTTTAAATAAGTGGGACCAGTATAAGCATGACTAACAACCTCATTGTTCTGAACATTCAAATATGTTAAAACACTAGTAAATTCCTCAAAATTTTTCATTTGGATACAATGAGCCGCAGCCATATATTGAGCAAAACCACGAATATTAATAACATCCCTCAAAACCTTGGGATAAATCTTTAAAAGGTCATCACCATAAACAAATATCGCAATCATTCTATAAGCTAAATTTTTCCAAATTAATCGACGAACAGCAACAGAAGACCGCTCCATTACATTAAATATATAAGACAACCAATAAATCACACCCACAATCCATGAATCTCCATGACTCGTTTCCAATGAACCAGACGGCATTACACCAATCAATAAAACATAATCCCTTATCCAACGAACAGTTTTCCCAGCAAGTTGCTCAGCGCATGACTCCAAAATATACTGGAACATACGATAATTAGGATCATCATCATCACGTCTAATCCAAATTTGAGCAAACATCATGTAAATTACTAAAGGAAGAGCAGTTATCACAGTATCAAGTGCTTTTATATCACCAGAAGAAACTAACATAGAACCCTCAGCAACACGGCGATACGAACAATTAACATTTGCAGGAGAATCTCCAAAAAGAGCAACTCTCTCATATTTGTCACACATATCACCACACAAAGCACGATACAACATCTCAGCACCACCACGCGTCCAAGTGAAACCAATAGATATATTAACAGTCATATTTCGAGCAAAACCTTCCCCATAAATATCCTTACAATCAGGAAAATAAGTCCGCTCACCTTTCATCCTAGTTATAAAAAATTGATGCAACAAATAGTCATTAGACAAGAAAAACAACCTACTTTTCATATACATCTCCTTAACAGTAGCAGCATCATACTTTCCTTCATCAATAGGCGAAAGATTTTGCTCCTTAACAGACATAGTCGTAATAAAAGATTTTACATTCTTAGGATAAGGAACAAGACC